CGTCGGTCAGTCCGACGATGTACGACTTCGAGGTGGAGCCGAACGAGGTGGTCTCAGCGGTGTCGGTCGAACGGGAGGTGTCGACCGAGTTGAAGTAGGAGGACAGGTCGAACTCGTCGAGCAGGACTTCGGTCCCCTTACCGTGGACGAACGTGGGCATCAGTCGATCTCCTCATCGAGGTCGTCGAGGTCGTCGTCGTCGAGGTCATCGAGGATGTCGTCGTCGACGGTCGGCTCGGGTTCGGGTTCCGGCTCCGGGTCGGGTGCCGGGGTGGACTTCGCGGTCTTGCCGCCGTCGGCTTCGAGCAGTCCCTTGTCGATGAGCCATTGGGCCTTCGCCTGAGTCATCTCGATGATGTCGCCCGGTTCGTAACGGCGACCGCCTGCGTCGATTCCTCGATCGCCTTCGGGTCCGCCTGTCACTCTGAACTTCATCCGGTCCTGTCTCCTCGATGGGTAGGCGCAGGAGTCGTGAGCGACTGACGGTCACGGCGGACACCTGCGGCGACGAGCGCACTACTGACCGCTGATGGTACGCCTGCGGGCCGTTGCGCCGTTGTAGCGCCCGCCCGCGCAGGCCGCTAACGGCACTCGTTGAGATTAGTGGTTGCTTTCCGTGGACGGGCGCGCTATACTGACTCTCGTGGGATACAGCGACAACCAGAAGGAGAACACCGTGACCACGAACACGAACAGCAGGTACTACGTCGAGAAGTGCGAGACCAGCCCGCCTTGCGAGCATCCCCTCTGCCACCGCCTCCACCGGCGGTTCGGCTACCGCGTCGAGCGGCATTGGGACCCGGTACAGGAGACCCACATGGACTTCGCGCATTACATCACGCGCTACTTCTGGGTCATCATGGACCGCGAGACCGGCGACCGCGCGTTCTACGGCGAGCAGTTCGACACGAAGCGCGACGCGCTCCGGTACTTGGAGGCGCGGTCGTGAGCGCTAAGTCGAACGAAGTCATGGAGGCAGTCGCCTCGAAGATCATCGCCTCCATCGAGGCAGGCATCGTCACCGGCGAGTGGAAGAAGTCGTGGGCAGGCGGAGCGATCGCGATGAACGCGGTCACCGGCAAGCAGTACAAGGGCGGGAACCTCATCGCGCTCTGGGTCCTCGGCGAGGACTTCGGCTCCGGCTACTGGGCCACCTACAAGCAATGGCAGAGCGTCGGCGCGCAGGTCCGCAAGGGCGAGACCGGCACCCGCCTCGTGAAGTGGAGCCCGATCCCCTGTAAGGATCACGGCGCTACCGAGCAGTGCTCCTCCTGCGGGAAGATGGTCCCCAACGTCTTCACGGTGTTCAACGCCGATCAGGTCGACGGCTGGGAGGGCAACCCGGACGCGATCAAGAACCTCGACGAGCGGATCGCCGACGCCGACGACTTCCTCAAGGCGACCGGCGCGGAGATCAAGCACACCGACGAGGGTCGCGCCTACTACCGTCCCTCGACCGACTCGATCACGCTCCCGCACTTCGAGTCGTTCACGAGCGCCGAGGCGTACTACGCGACCGCCGCCCACGAGTTGATCCATTGGACCGGCCACGAGTCGCGCCTCGACCGGCAGATGGCTAAGAAGTGGGGCGACGACGACGCCTACGCCGCCGAGGAACTCGTCGCCGAACTCGGAGCCGCGATGCTCTGCGCGACTCTCGGTATCTCGGACACGCCTCGCCCGGACCACGCCCAGTACCTCAAGTTCTGGGTCGGTCGCCTCAAGGACGACTACCGGCTCCTCTGGAACGCCGCGTCGCTCGCTCAGAAGGCAGTCGACCACGCGACCTCGATCGTCGAGGCTCGCCGCGAGGAGATGGTCGCCGCCTGAGAGATCGCTCCGGGGTCTCCTCCCCCTTGAGCCTCGGAGCAACGTGAGACCGTCGGCCCTCCCCCCGGGTCGGCGGTCTCGCTGTGTCTAGTCGCGGGTCGAGAGCGGGTGACCCTCGGGGAGGAGATCGGTGTCGAACGCGCGCCCGGGGAACCTGCCGGTGCGTACCGCTTGGAGGAAGGTGTTGACGCGGGCGTATGCCCATTGGTCGGACGAGGTGACGTTCGGACGGACCGACTCCGGGTTCGTGTTGTACGCGCCGACGCCGCGCTCGAATACGGACGCGAGCATCCGGAGCGTCACGCGCTTCCCCTTCTGCCCGCCGTACTTCTCGTTGTGGTCCTCGACCTTCCGTTCGAGCCCGGCGCGGACCGCCGCAGAGACTTCCTTCGAGAGTTCTCCCTCGTTGATCAGACGGTCCCGAGTTCGGTCCGCCCAGTCCTGAGCGCGGTCTCGGTTCGAGCGTCCGAGGTCTCCACCCCAGAGGAGCCACGCAACCTGTCCGGGAGTTGGTCGATCCGACTTCCCTTCGAGGTAGGCGTCAGCCTTCGGGGACGAGAGATCGGTCTGATGTCGAGCGAGCCAAGCGGCCATCCGACGTACCTTGTCCGGAGTCATCTCTCCTCGCGCCATAGCGCGCGCCTCGCGGATCGTGCGCGGGCGGAGTCCGTCTCCCGCGAACTGGAGAAGGTCGAGCCCACGACGCGCGTTCGAGCGGACGTATGACGGGACGTTGATAGCCACGGTCCGACGCTACCCGCCGCCGATGTTCGGTCGTTCGACGAACTGGAGCCGGAACGGGTCTCCGGGTTGACCGGTGCCTAGCGCGACCGGCGGGTCGTACAGGTCGGTGTCTGTTCGAGTCGAGAGGGTACAGCGGCAGTTCGGGTGCGCTGGCGGAGCCTGAACCTGTACGCCGTTCGGAAGCGTGAACGGGTCGGCGACCTTCGCCTCGGTCCCGGCCATACCGACGCAGATCGGGCAGACGTCGAACGGTCCGGTCGACCAGACCTTCCGGGAGAACTCTCTCGACATGAGCCCTGTGTCGATCGCCTGCTGGTAGGAGAGGAGCCGCGCTTGGTTATGCGCCATCATCCGTTCGGTTCGAGCGATCGTCCTCGATCGAGCCCGACGTAGTTTCGTCGCGTACCGCGTCCCGGTCCGCTGGAGATCGTCGAGCGCTTTCTGTCCGTCGATCCCTCGTGCGGCGAGGTCGCCTGCTCGATCAGCGACACGGTTCACGACCGCGCGCTCGTACCTGACCGTCAGACCGTTGAGGTTCGTCCCGAGGGTCTCTGCGAACTCTCGCGCTGTCGGTGTCGGCGTGACCGTTTGGAGCCGGTCGTAGATCAGCGACGCTGAACTCCCCGGGGTCCGAGCCTCCGTGAACGACTGCGTGACGAGAGCGCGGAACACCTCCTGTTCGGAGAGAGCCATATTCGTGATGAGCCGGGACGACTCGGTGCGAGCCCACTCGGTAGCGCGCGGGTCCTGAGCGTCGAACCGGAACCGGAGCGCGACGGTCGACGGCGACGGCGTCTCTGCCTTCCCGACGCGCCGGTACTGGGCGGCGAGTTCGCGCCCGAGGTCGAGCGCCGACGTCTCACCCGAGGCGACGAAAGATGCGAGGAGAGCCTCCTCTATGGCCCGAGAAGCCTGCGAGAGCGCAGTCAGGACCCGTTCGGCATAACCGGGGGTGTCACCTGACTCAAGCGAATCTAGCAGGGTCTCCGGCTGAATCGAGAGAAACGCCTGCTCTACGGCGTCCGCGATCGCTTCCTCCTGCGTCGAGAGCGTGTCGAGCCCGGCGGTCCGGAACTGCGGTCGCCCGGTCGAGCGGCGCTTGACGAGCGGAATCCGCCCGCCGCCTCTGATCGGGTCTGCCTGTCGGCGGAGAGCCCGGATCGAGCCGGGCATCGGTCAGACTCCCTCGGCCTCGCCGACCGGGAGCCCGGCGATACCGCGCAGGTAGCCTTCGAGGTTCTCGTCCGGGAACAGCGGCGCGCCTGCCTGAGCGAGCGAGGTGATGAACGAACCGATCGAGGCGAGGTCGACCGACTTCGGAGTCGACCAAGTCAGCGTCGGCGACATCGCTTCGTCGACACCGTTGAGACGCATCAGGCGCGGGATCGCGTGGTTGTTGAACACCTCGGCGATCTCCGAGAGGAACGCATCGAGGGAGCGGATGAACAGGTCGACCTTCGAGACCGAGAGCGCCTGCGAGCCGACGTTCTCGTGACCGAGGAGTAGGAAGTCGGCGAGGACGGTCATCGCGATCCGCTGGTCGTACCGTCCGATGATCGCGTCGGTGTCGAACTGGCGACGTCCGCCGGTCGAGAGGAGTTTGAGGTCGTACGCCGGGTTGCCTGTCTCCGGGTCGTAGGCGAGAGGGAACACGATGCCCTCCTGCTCGTCGCGCTTGACGTTCCGGACGATCTGCTTGATGGCGTCGAGCGCGGCGCGCTCCTCGGCGGTCGCGGCGTTCGAGAGGAGTTGCGGCGGGACGAGCGCGACAGGGAGACCGGCGAGGTCACGCTCAATACCGATCGCTTCGATCTCTTGGATGCGGCGCTTGTAGTACCACGGGATGAAGGCGTTGCGGAGGATGGAGCGGCCTTGCGGGTTGTTCAGTTTCGAGGTGGTGCGGAACAGGAGCGCCTTCTCGATCGGCAGGTAGACGACGCCCTTCTTCTGTGAGTTCGGGTCGTTCTGGTATGCGCCTCTGATGCCGCCGTTGTCGTCGAGGTTCCAGCGGTCGATGGTCTCCTGTGAACGGGTCGGAAGTTTGCGCCAGCCGATCCGTCCGTCGGTGTACTTCGAGCGGGTGCGCGGGTCCTTCGTGTAGCCCTGACGCCGCTTGTAGACGATCTCGTGATACGAGTAGCCGTAGACGAGGAAGCCCATGATCGCGGCGAGCGTGTCGGCCCACGAATCACTCATGTCCCCGAGACAGGACGACACGAACTCGGCCTCCGCGATGGAGCGTTCGTCGTCCGGGTCGGACGGTTCGACTGTCCAGTCGACCGCACGGATCAGCATCTCGATCGAGTGGAGCATCGCGCCGACTACGGGATCGTTGTCAGCCATCTCCCGGTAGTTGGCGTAAGCCTGCTTACCTCGGAGTTGCCGTAGGAAGTCCTGCTGAATCT